TTTTTATATTTCCAATAGTTTTTCATATAATCTAATTGCTCATCGTTATATTCATGAGCAAAGTTACTACGACTTCCTGGTTCTTCTCCGATTATTCTTGGAACATATTTTATTTTGTTGTCATGTAACCAATCGCACAGTTCTTTACATTCATCAAAATAAGCGGCATGGAACATTACATTTACACTTACTCCAAAATCGTGTTCAGGACCTTCTTTAGAAAATTGTAAAATACGATCTCTAACCTGCTGTTTCAATTTATTGTCGCTTTCTGCATGGTAACTTACCGTAGCAAATCCAAAGTTTTCCATGACATTATCTGCCATTTTTTTACCCATAGCACCGTTTGTAGTTAGTGCAAAACTTGCTTTCCATTTGTCTGCATATTTTTGTTTGTATTCTTCTTTTAGGTATTTTATAAAAGGTATAAAGTTTGGATTAACAGTTGGCTCACCGCCTGTAAAACTAATACTTGCAAATTTAAAATTCCTATATTGCATATGTAAATCAATATATTCATATAAAAAATCTGTATTATTTTTTAATTCTTCAAGAGTTGCATGGGGCGAAAAATTATCATGACGTATTGCAGGACAATAGGAACAATCGTAGTTGCAACGCCTTCCGGTATCCCATGTTACTTGAAAAACTTTTCCAGTTAATAAATCTATTGTATCAAAACTCATTTCAACCTCTGTTCTACTTGTTTGATTGCCCATTCACGTTCTTTGCACCAAAAACACTTTCCGCATTCAGGTACTTCTTTGTCTTCGTTATACCAATGTACATCTAAACCATCAAGTAAACTTATATTTCCTTGATTTCCTTCACAACTTCTTGTTGTTTCAAATAAATCAACTAGATCCATTTTGTAGTATTGCTCTACTATCCAATCTTTTTCAATAAAACGCAACGGTGATATCATCCAGTATCCGTAGTTTGTAGGAATAGCCAAAGTTTCTACATCAATATTTTCAATATCTCTATTTTTCATTCTGTCTAATAATTCTTTATCGATACTAGGATTCTTGGTTGTAGCATTATATATTGCATCATATTTTTTTACTGTTCCTAGATAATCATTAAATCTAGATACTATTACTTGGTCTGGACTTCTGTCTTCAAGCTCATTTAAATTTCCTATAACTCCATGTTCTAATTCTGTAGGAATAAAATTTGTTATTCTTTCACCTATTATGTTGCCCCAGATTTTTTGTAATTTTTTGTAAACTTGAATACTAACCGGTCCAGCCCATGGTCTTACTTCCCATACTCTAGTGTGCGTTATAATGTCTATAATTATTTCTAATTTATTTTCTTTGATTATATTTGCTAGTATAGATGTTAAACAAGCACTATCTGCTCCGCCTGATAAATTAACAGCAATGCGTTTCCAATTTGGATTTAAAGGTATTTGCACACCATTGACTTCATGTATTAGTAATCCACCTTTTTGTAAGTTATTGGCATACAAATGCATTCTACGCTTTTGTAATTTTGCAATTTCTTGCTTGAGCCAATGCGTACAAATTTCTGCTTGTTGATTAATTTTTTTAAGTCTATAAGTTTTTCTGTCGTCTGCTGTATAGTTAGCAATTTTTTGGTCAAAGATATCAAGCTCTTTTTTTACGCTTGGTTCCATTACAAGCCTTACTGCCTTTATAGTGGCGTCTTGATCTTCCACTACAGTTATATCCATTGCATTGTAACTTAAAAGTTCTTTTAGCAACTTGTTTAAATTTGTTATTTGTCTATTTGTATCGTTGTTAACAACTAGATTGACTTGTTTGCAATCAAAATCTTTATCGTACTCAAATTGTTTGTATAGATTTTTCATTTTACTCTCACTATATTGTCATCAATTCTTTTGTAGTTTTCAAAATGTTGATTAAAATCTTTTTTCCAAAGTTTATCTATCTTTTTGCTGTAACTTAAAAATGCTTCCCAATCTTTAAGCGAAGTTTTATGAGACTGTACATATTTTTCTACTTCGGCTATACCTTGCAATGCAGTTTCAATATCTGAAAAGTGTTGTTTTCCTTTAAGCCAACATCTAGAATATTTGGGATAATCATCTGGATTTCCATTAGCTTCTTTTTTTCTCTTTTCAATTGCTTTTTTTAACATTTTTTTAGTGTCTGCAATATCCTGTAGAACTTCATCTTTAAATTTGTGCATCATGATTGCCGGGTTAATGTACGGAGGTGTGTATACTATGCTAGTAGTAATATTATTAAGATGTAAACTTAAGAAGTATTTGTATACATTTTTAATATCCATTATTTGGTATACACTTGTTGTGTTTACTAAATCCACTTGCGTAAAATCATTTACTGCACAAAACTGTTGTAGATTTTTTGTAAGTTGATCTGAACTACCGTCTCTAAAATAACTATAAATTTTATCACTAGAATCTACACTTATTTTAATTTTGCTTTTACCAAATGGTTTTAATAACTCACTCAATCTTAAAATATCAAAATCAGCATTGAAGTTTGTATGGAAAAATATAAAAATGTTTTTTGCATTAGGATGCTTGCTTAACATTTCTAATGTAGGAAAAAATTGTTTTTGGAAAAGTACTTCTCCACCTGCAAAGTCTATTTTTTCTATGTTAGGAAAGTTTGTGTTTAAATCGTTTACAATTTTATAAACATCAGATAACCGTAAATCAATTTTCGTTTTATCATCTGCTCCCCATCTGTGTTCAGTTTTAAGAAGTTGAGTTAAATTGTGCTTTACGTCTTCTTCGTCGGGTACATAATTTTTTAATCTACTACCCCATTGACTACTAAAAACTTCTGAACAATGCATACAAGCCATGTTACATGCATTACTAAATCGTAACTCAATATGTTTTAGACCTTTGAAATCAACTTCACCCGTTTCCGGATTGTAATGTGTTAAATCAGCTTCTACGTCTTGACGCATACTATGAACGCCTATTTCTTCTGATTCTTTGCAAAGGTGACAATGTAAAGGCCATTCACCTTTATCTAACATTTTTCTATATTCTTTGAATTGCTCGTTATTCCAAAACTCGCTAGGAACTTGATCATCGTCAAGCATTTTAAGCCTTGCTCCACTGATAGGACAAGTGGTTGCAAACCCATTTTTATAATTTAGGCCACCATGAGCGTAATAACAAGGTAACTTAGACATCTTTAAAAATATCCTTCATTTCTGGAAATGTTTGATCAAAAGTTATACCACGTTGTTTGTCACAAAGAGATAGAAACTCTTTCATTTCAGGTAAACGTATGCTCCAGTCTTCTGATTCCATAAAACTTAAAATACCATTCAAGCGTTTGATACCATATTCAGCATTTCTCCAAGTATCATAATCTACTTTACCTTTGTGCCAGCTCGGAATACCTAATTCCCAATTAGCCTCCCACCAAGGATACCATGCTTCGTACTTGCGTCTTGTTTCTTCTTTAAACCATTTGGGTAATACTTTTACATTTAAATGTGCTGGCCAGTATACAAAGTGTTGACTAATACCGCCTGCGCCAAATGGCCACATGTTTACTTTTTGGAAATTTTGTTCTAGTTTCCATTGTATAAGATCTGGCAAATAATATATATTTAGAGCTTGCACAGCACAAGCAATAGTAACTTCTACGTTGTCAGTTGTTTCTTTGTCTAATCTATGAAAAGTGTTTACTTGATTATCCCATTCGCTAGGATAACGTATATAACTGTTCATTTCTTTAATGCTATCAATGCTATAATGGAAACGTACTAATTTAAAATGACTCCATAATTCAAATAAATCTTCGCGCCATTCAACACCGTTTGAATTATACCGTAGTTCTAAATCTTTTGCATATCCCATTTTAATAGCATGTTCAAGTATTTCGTAATGTTCTTCAATAATAAGACTTTCGCCGCCAGCAAAATAAATTTGTTGCATACTTGGCATCTGTTCATAGAATTGTTTCCAAAATGTAGGATTTTGTTTGTGCCAATTATAACTACTACCGTTTGTAGATCCTTTGTCTTTCCATTGCATAATCTCTTTCAAAGATTCATTTTTTACAGCTGGAAAGATTGCTTTATAGTCTTTGATCCATCCGCTACTGTCATGCGGTGAACACATAACACAAGCTAATTGACATTTTGTACCAAAACGTAAATCGATGTATGCTAGATTAGGAGGAACACTACCATCTGGGTTTGTTTCTTGTAGTATTTTATCTAAATCTACACGTTGTCTCCAATAGTTTGTTTCCCACATGCGTTTTGACCTGTGTCCTGCTGCTTCTTCTTTGTAGCATTTTAAACAACTAGGAGGCATTTCGCCGTTAAGCATTTGTAAGCGTACATTTTTCATATAAGTGCTATTCCATGCTGTTTCAAAGTCACTTACATTTAAATTGTTAGGTTTACCATCTTCTGTTTTAAGAATACCTACTTGACCACCGTGTTCTTTATCGTTAGTCGGACCCACTGAACTTGCATTGGCTGTACAACATACACGCATACTGCCATCTGGTCTTGTGCTAAGATGTACCCATGGTAACAAACAAAAAGTATCTGATGGTAATCCGTCTTTGCTCATTATAATTTTTCCTTTATAAATTTGTCACGCTTGTTCTCTTTACAAGTACTTTGACACTTAGGTATACGATCATTTCCGGTCCAACTATTTTGTATTGCTGTCCAAACTTTTCCTGTCATTGCTTGTTCTAAACTTACATTTTTTAAATTAATGTCATTTAGATAATCATTATCAACAAGTATTTCTTCAAATTTGTCTTTTTGTTTGTTGTTAACTGCAAATTCTAACATTTTACTGTTAAGATGACAGCACGGTATAACATTGCCCATATGGTTTACGAAGATTCGTTTTTGATTTCCATATTTACAACTAATACAAGGCGATTCTTCTACTTCTACTTTTTTGTGTTTAATATCGCCAGTGTCTTTTCTATGACTAATAATTGTTTTAAACTCTTTAAACCCTTCATCCTTAGCCATTTGTCTTGCTATTTCGAGTTGATGTTCGTTATGCTCAAAACTTATAAACTGCCAATTTGCTTTGCCGCCGGCGCCTATAAAAGCTCTCCAATTGTCTCTTACTTTTTTAAAACTACTACCTTCTCTGTATTGTTCGCTGAGTTCATCACTGCCGTCTATTCCCCAGGTAACTTTATGACTAAATGGAAGTATTGTTGCAAGTTTTGCCCACCAGTTTGTGGTGCGTAGACTACCGTTAGTAGCAATATTAATATGGCAATCCCAACTTGCAAAATGTTCTATAATTTCAAAAAAATCTGGATGCGTAGTTGGCTCATCTACACTTCCACAAAAATTAATAATTTTGATATTAGGAAACATTTCTTTTTGAAACTTTTCTTTAATTACATTTACATCAAGATAAGTTTTGTTTAATATTTTATCTGCTTCTTTGGAAAGCACACGAAAACAGCCTTTGCACTTAATGTTGCAAAAACTTGTAAGTTCTATATCAATCCATTCTAACGTTTCACTAGACCACATGTTTTATCTCATTCTGATATGCTTTGTTATATGCACAAGTTTTTATACATCTTGGAAGATGCTTGTCATGAGCAGGGTTCCAACTTTCACTTAGTATTTTATCAAACCAAGGATGCAGTAAAACATCATTAATAGTTTTTGTTTTTAGATTATTCCAACCTGTAGAATATTCATCGAGTTTTTCTAAAATGTTTTCTTTGTTTTTAAAAGCACTATCCCATAAAAAACAACACGGCCAAAGCTCTTGCTTTGCACTTATAAATATTTCGCCTTCGTGTATTAGTTTACATTTAACTGTGCTAATTACTTCTTTATCTACTTTGTTTTCTTTTATAAGTTTGTCAAGTTTTTGTACTTGATCTTTTTTACTATGTTCTTTGTCACCTGTTGTTGTTATAACAACTTCTTTTTGATCATTTTTCTTACCTATTTTTGCAACCCAATCATGGTAACTATTACGCATGCCTGTTCTAGTTGCAAACTTAAATCCTAATTTGTTCGCATGTGCTTTTGCAGATTCTAATTCGTGTTCATTATGATCAAATACTATAAAAATCCAAGTTGCTCTGCCGCCAGCATCGCTATATGCTTGCATATTCCGTTCAAGCACTTTCCAATTAGTACCTACTCTATAGATATGATTAGTTTCTTTATGTCCGTCTACGCAAAAATTTACATCTACCAATTTGGTTTTTTTACTAATTTTTCCTAATTCAGACCACCAATCTGTTGTTTGATATGCTCCGTTTGTACTCCATTGACTGTACCCTCCTTGTTCAGAAAGATAACGAGTCATTTCAACTGCATCTTTGTTAAGTGCAGGATCGCCAAGCACACCACAAAATTTAAACTGTTTATTTTTGATATATCTTTCATTAGGAAACAATCGCACAAGATCAGATAACTTAAAACTATTAATTTCTAGTATATCTAAATTTTGTGTTCTAGCACAGCCTGGGCAGGCTGCATTGCAGTCACTTGTAATTTCAAGTTCAATCTTTTTAATGTTATCGATATTCATTATATACGTACTTATTTAAACTGCTCTGTAAAAGGATCGAACTCGGCGCCACACTTCATTGCACACACTTTGAGTTTTCCATTATCACAACTTTGTTTACTCCAACTGGCTTGTATTTCTTCAAATATACCAGTTTCAAAAACTTTTTGTAAACCATTACGTGCATCAATAGCATTTTTATCTGGTATAAAGTCCCATATCTGTTCAACTTTAGGATCTTTATGCCACCATTTGTACATACGCCCAGCAGTCCAGCAACAAGGTAATGCTAGTCCTTCTGCTGTGATAAACAAACTGTTTTCTTTTTTAACTTTACAAATGATAGGAGCCGCATCATAATATGCGTCCATACTACCGTATTTCTTGAGTATAGTTTCTTGCTTGCTGAGAGCTTTGTTCTGGTATTTTGCGTCTGGCTTTTTAAGCTCTGCTGAATCTTTGCCTTTGCGGTCTTTGGCTTGGTGCTTTTCTTTTTTGTTTGATTTTGTATCAATGAATCTTCCTGTTTTCTTTTTCATAAATTTTTCACAGCCCCACTCATTTGCTAATGCTTCAGCTTCTTCTACTTGGTGCTGATTGTGTTCAAAAATAAGGAAATCCCAGCGAGCTCTACCTCCTGCATCTATGAACGCTCGCATGTTACGTTCTACGTTATTCCATACTACCCCTTGTCTATAAACATGATTCGTATCGCTAAGACCGTCCACACTAAAAATAACAGCCCCCATTCTTCCGAAGACATGGGCCAACTCACTCCACCAATCTGCATTTTTTGCTCCTCCGTTTGTGTTCATGCTTAACCACATTGTAGGGTTTTGCTCTCTAAAATATTTGAATATTTCCAATGTATCTCGTGCAACAATAGGATCACCTAAGTTGCCGCACATGTACATTGTGTTAAGTTGTTTTATAAATTCTGGTTGAAAAATACGTTTGCAATCTTCTAGTGTAAGTTCATCAAGATTAATATGTGGATTTATTCCTTCACCATTCATGTTTCGATCACACATAGGACATGCAGCTTGACAATTTTGTGTGACTTCTAAATGAATTGTTTTTATATCTTGGTAATTATACATTATTTTTTATCCAATCATTTACTTTTGCGGCAACTGCATCTGAGCCTGCACTGTTAAAATGATATCCTTCATCTGCAACATATTCTTTAAAACTAAAATGTTTCTCGACAATTAAATCTACAGTGTCTATATCATTTTCTATTACACTGTCTTGTCTATCAAGCCAATCCATTTGGTATAATGGTGCTCCAGAACTTTTTGCTATTTCTTTCAGTGTAAATTGTAATGCTTTAATAGATTCTCTAGACCCATAATATCCACCTACACCAACACCGTTGGTCATAAAAGTTACGCCAGCTGATAAAAATCGATTATTTTTAATTTCTCTATCTGTAAATCTTTTTAGCACACCTGGAGATATATGCATCATTTCATTATTAATATTCATCCATTTATTTTCTTCTTCCGGAATATGAAAATAGTTAGGAATTTTATCTGAATACTGTGTAATTCTTAAATACGGTAATGGCTCTTTAGGATTTATCATAAAAGTAAATCTATTTTCTGTGGTCCATTGTACAACGAATGCATCATATTCTTGCTTACGTTTTATAAATTCAACAGCCTGAAAATATTGCATGTTGCAAGAATTTGCATACATTGCATAGTTGTGTACTTCTAAATCTTCGTTGATCTGAGATAATGCAAAAGGCCAACATTTTGCTTTATGCGGTTTATCACGGAATTTTGGTTCAATCCATCTACTAAAACTACAACCAATTACTGCTATTTTTTTCATGAAATATCCCTGCGTTGTTTTTCTAATTGTTCCATTGTTTTTGGTATTGTACTAGCAATGTCTGTTCCGGTCATAGTTGAATATGTATCAATGTATCTGTATATTAAATCATAATCTACATTTTCTTTTTTAGGCCATTTGCTAAAAAAATCTTCTCCCATACTCCATCTAGGATGGGGGAACAGATGTTTGTCAAATTGACTTCTAAATTCTTTATCTAAATTTTCTATTGTAAGATAAGGTTCTCTTGCTAATGTAAAAACCATATAAAATTTAAATCTTGTTTTTCTTACGTACCAATTTTTTAAAGTATTAACATGTTCTAGATTGTATAAACTGAATGTTGGTCCAAATGCTAGTGATATGCCTTCGCCATTACGCCTATTAACTTCTTCTATCCAACGTGTAATATTTTTGTCAACTTGTTTCCATTTTGTACCAAATCTTACTACTTCTGCTGTAGTTCCTATGGCATCTAAACTTGCCATTAATTTTATTTTTTTAAATCTAAACAGCGTCTTATATAATTCGTCATTGGGAAATACAGACATGTTACTTGTTATCATTAGTGTAATTTTTGATATATCACATTTTTCACTAATTAAATTTACAAATTCATGAAATTTCTTTGTATAAAAAGGTTCGCCGCCTAACATTTTTATTTCTTTTAATTGTGAAAGATCACTGTTTTTCAAAAGACGCATTACAGTTTCAAAATGAGATGGATCTTCTGAATTTTGCTTTGGAGTCCAATCTACTTTCTTTTGTAAACTTCTCCATTTACTACTTCTAGCACTGTCACAAATAATACATGCAAAATTACATACACTGTCTAAACTTATTTCTAATTCAACAGGCCTATGCAATTCGTCTTGCTCCGTAACATTTCTATGAATAATATTACGCAGACTATTTGTATCTTTTTGTTCGTATAGGATACATTTAGCACACGAAGTGTCTAACAAGTTATCATCTAACATCATGTTTGCATGAAACTTTCCTATTTCTTCTAAACATGAAAATTCTGATAATTTTCTATTAGGATCTATCATCCACCAACAACAAGGTTTTGCGTAACCGTGTACATCTAGATGATAATGACCGTATGGCGCTAAACAATTAAGTTTGTTAATCATGATCTTCCAATACTAATTTTACATCTTTACCTGGACCAATTCGGCTAGGTAAATCTCCATATTTTTCAACATACCATTTAATAACTGCCATATACCAATTTTGACTATTATGGTGTGCTTGTTGATTAAATTGGTATATGTTGTTGTTTGTTGCTTGCATAGTACTTAGTGCTCTAGCACTTTCTTGCTGCAACTGTCTAAGTGTTAGGTTACTTATATCCAATTCTCATGTACCTCGTATATTTTTCTAATTCAAGTTCTCCGGTAAACAATACTTTACTAAACGGTGCCATTTTTTCAAAATGTACAGAATCCTCTACACAATTTACATGTTCTGGCAGTTCAAAATAATTATTACTTTGTAAAATGACCAATTTACCTGTTGGTATTTTATTATACCATTCACTAAAGTTTTCTATGTGTTCACAACTTGTATTAATAATTGTATTAGCACTTTCTTTTAATTGTTCTGTTTCACCATTGCTTTTAATAGTTGTGAATTTAAATTCATCATATTTTAAATCATGTATATCTAAAGTTTGAGCTTTAAATTTCCAACCATTTGCAACTAGATCTTTGTTAAATATTTCCGAAATTTTCCAAACATCTGGATCAATGTCAAAACTTCTTATGGAATTAAACTGTAATCCTTTTTCAACTAAAAGAGGAACTATAGTAGCATACCAACCAGCACATAAAAATACATTGCCTAATTTCACATCAAGTTGTAATAGTGTATCAATTAACCATATTTTACTTTTGAGTTGTCCTCTACTAATACAATCTTTGTCAAAGTTTTTATTTTCATTTACTAACGTTTTTATAGGTTTAATTAAAGAACTACTAGTATAATTTTCTAACACTCTCCATAGCGCATATTGATCGTTGTTCAACGCAACTTTCATTTCGTCTTGAAGTTCTGGTAGTAATCTCGCAAGACTGTACATGTTTTTATCAATTACTGCTTTCCTTAGATCATCATTATCTAATAATCTAAAAATGCTATGCAAGTTTTCTTCTACTATTGCTTTTCTTAAATCATCGTCAGCATTTACTAATCTAAAAATACTGTGTAGATTTTTTTCTACTATTGCTTTTCTTAAATCATCATCGGTTTCAACTATTCTAAAAATACTATGTAGGTTTTTTTCTACTATTGCTTTTCTTAAATCATCGTCAACGTCTACTAATCTAAAAATACTGTGTAGATTTTTTTCTACTATTGCTTTTCTTAAATCATCGTTATCTACGAGTTTGAATAAACTTGTAAGTTCCTGTGAAGAATAAAATCTCCTAAAATTACTAACTTTTTCTTTAGGATATAATATTTCAAATCTATCTAAAATTTCTTTTACAAATTCGTCTGCGTTATCATTGGTTGTCTGTGAAGGTTTATCCTCAGTTTTATAGCTTTTTTTGAATTGCTGTTGCAACCAGTCAAAATCATTTATAAGATTTAATTTCTCTAGATTATTTTTGAATTTTTCACCATACTTTCTTCCTTCTCTTGCACCTTGAACTGCTTCATTAGCAAAAGGTATAGATTGGTCAGCATCTTGACACCAGGCTGTAAGACGTTTGTCTGTTTCGTCTTGCTTTTGTCTATCTATAATGCTACTGGCTAGCTTTGCACATTCTCTAAATCCACTTTTCCATGCACTAAATGCATCTGTATTGAAGGAAGTTACATTACTTACACTAGGCATAGGTCTAAAATGCCTGCTGATACTAGTGGTCATATCGGGTTTGGTAATATCCATTTCAATTGTTGCCTGTCTAGGAAAAAGTTTTACTCCGCCGTAACCATATTTCAACCCATTTACTGGATTTTCGCTTCTCCAAACCTTAACATAGTTCATTTCATGGTTAGGCGACTTGTAATCAAAATTAAAATCATCTTTTATATCAGCATCACCGTCAACTATCCAAATTAAATCTGTTTTACAAAGTTTTGCAGCTTCCTGATGTGCTTTTGGAATTCCTTTTACACCGTGAATACGCTTTGCACGGGGGAAACGTGTTTTTAGTTTGTGATAATTTTCTTCTGCATTAGGTTCGTTGTAACTAATCATTACAATATCATATTCTGATTTTTCTTTTTCAGATAAAAACGTCTGAGGAGCTCTTTCTGGCGGTGTATAAACACTTTTAAAAAACTTACTTTGTTCAGTATTGTAATGATCTACAGGAATATTAAGATCTAATTCTTCTCTCAGTGTGTGCCCTAGTCCTATTATTTCGTATCTTAAATCCTCTTCACGTATTTTACTGTATTCTTCTTTCCATAAATTATTTAGATACTCAAAGTCACGAACATTTACATAATCCCAGTCTGTACACATGGTTTTATACACACCTTCGCGAGCTCCATAGATTGCCCAAAGACCATTTTTTACATCCTCGCCCACTGTTGTCCAAATTTTTAACCTATCAAGATTTTTTCTTGCAACTTGTGTATTAAATTTGTCCTTGTCTGGTTTTTTGCCTTCGAGCAGACTCATTTTTACACCTTCACGGAATCCGGCTCTCCAAGCCTGCCACGGTGTTGCGTTATTGTAAACATGACTGTGAAGTTTGTTAATTTGCAAGTATTCTAAATCCCAACAAAAATCAATTCCTGCAGCAGTATTGTCAGGATCTGCGTTTTCGTGTGTACGCATAATTTTGACAAGCTCTGTTGGCCAGCATTTTATTCCGCCGTTACCGTATACAAGACCATTTATCATGTTATATGCACTAAAACTTATGACACATTTGCTTAGATCTTTGTCGTCACTAAAATGTAGTTCTTCAGAAATAAAATTATGAGATACTTTATTATCTCCGTCGATAGTAATAAAACGTTCAGTTTCAGATAATTCTGCGCAGGCTTTGTGTGCTGCATCAGATCCTTCTACTCCATGTATGCGTTTTGCCCATGGAATCTTTTGTTTTAGATCGTAGTAATTTTCTTCAGCATTTGGTTCGTCATAGCTGAGATAAATTATATCATAATCATAAACTTTAAATTCTTGACTCATTTTGTTTGTAGTCCTGCTGATTCATAAGGCGGATTTATTGCCCATATACTAATATTCTTTATACTTTTCTCGCTGTTGTATTTAAAATCTACTTCATACACACTGTTTGCTAGTTGGCTATTAAAATGTATTGTCCTAATTAATTTGTTAGGATTATTTTTTTCTGTAACCGCAAAAAATAAGTCTCCGTTTATGCTTTGATTTGGTTTTTCAAAACTAAATTGCCAACAATTATTGTGTGTAACATTTAGCATAGGATTTATTTTAGTTTTAATTTCTACAAAAGTATTAGTTACAACATCTTTTGTTTGTTTGTTTTTTACAACAAAATTAAATCTACTATCAAACTTAAAATCTACAAAATTTTTTCTACCTTGAATAAAATCTTCTACGTCATTGCGTTGTTTTTCTACATACGAATGATTAGATTCTATTTTTTCATTTGTAATACTAACAATTTCTCTAGTTTCATTGTCAAAGTAAACATAAAAAATCATATTACATCCTCTATATAATGAAATACACCTTTTTGTTTAAACGGACCTACAAAAATTTCATCACCAGGAAAATAATGTATGCGTTTACTCCATTGTTCAAATGGTTCTTGCCATCCTTGAGCATAAGGTTTCATATGAATAAACATTGGGTCTAATCCTGTATAACTTACAGCGTCTTCGCAATCAAGCAATTTGGTCGCTAAACATATTGCTACATCCATGCTAGGAATTTTAGGATTTCTATTAGGTAATAACTTCTTGCGTAAATCTTCATCGGTGTTAATTAGACTTACTAAATCAAAAAAACTTTTTGTAAATTTAGTTTTTTTAAAATAGTGCAATGCTACATAAAGATTTGGTAAATTATTTTCTAAAAAAGTTTTTCTATCCACAGTTGTGTCTAATTTTTCTTGTCTATATGTATAGGCTTGACTTATAAAGGATAATTCTTTAGTTTTATTCCTTGTCCACCAGTTGTTTAAATCTTGAGTAATTATGCAATCACTTTCTATTACTGTAGTTTCGTCATATGGAGAATACTCAAACAATTTAGATCTATTTTGTACATGAAACTTATCATTGTTTTTTTCAATTTCTATAATATAATCAAATACTTTTAAATCACTAGGTTTCTTTTCGTCGGTTACTAAACTTATAGGTCTAGTATCTCCAAGTTTTTTTAAACTTTTAGCACAATGTAACGCATATTTTTTATGTTTTACACCTTGAGCATATATTAAATATCCTTGTGTCATAGCAATTTTTCCAAATCATACTTGTTCATAGCATGAACTGTTTGTTTTTTTGTTTTTATGGCCAAGGGTTTATTGTTTATATAACTTAAAAACAAAAAATTGTCATTGTTTATGCTTAATATTTTGTCTGTATCTAAACTGTAGTACATAGTGTCCGGCATACTACCTACAAAATCACCTTTTTGATAGTCGTTCATAATATGTGCTGCAATACTGAAAGCAAAATCATTTCTATATAGGTTAGAATTTATTTGATACAAACGCTTATAATATGAATAATTTTCATATACATGATTTACAACTTCAAAAAACATTTTAGACTGATCATCTTTTTTAAAGTATAGACAAGTTGCCCAGTAAAACTTGCAACCTATATCACTAATCCATGTAAATTCTTGAGATTTTCTATATGAACACACATCAAAAGATTTATCATACATACAAACTGACTTCTCTTGATCAAAACATTTTAAAAAATTATCATTTGCAAGCAAAACATCTGTGTCAAATACAAATGTATTATCATAAGGTGAAAGTTCATAAGATTTTATTCTTGCGGCGTTTTTAAAAGTTAATCTTTCATTTGCAAGATTGCCATCATGATATGTTTTTTTACTTTTGTAAAATGAATCTTCTATAACTAAAATTTGATCAAACTCTTTTGATTCAACTTCTACATCAGTTACTAGCGTAGTCGGCAAATTCAAATACTTACTAACATTTTTAGCAAGATATGTTGCTTGTTTTATGTAGTCTATCTTTTCATTGTTGAATGCAAAAACTAGACATCCTTTACTCATCAATTAGTCCTTTTACAGTTTTATTACCAACTAATTTTTGATAAGCATTGTGATATTCTTCTGAAGATTTTTTGTAAAGTTTTAGTATATCTATTGTAAATTTATCAATATCTTTTATTTCTATAGGAATATTATTATCATCAAGTAAAATTACAGGAATATTCCTGTTCCATTGTTGACAATATCCACAATAAACTAGCAACTCTCTATTAACTGTAAATTTACCAGCATTATGATAAAATACACAATCGTCAATAAACTTCTGCTTGATAAGTTGTTTTTGATTGTGCAATGTGTGCGAATAATTGGCAAATTCTAAAGCGTTTTTAAGTTTATCATCCATATGGATACTCCTAGATTTTATACTAGTATATACTAAAAAACGCTGATTGTCAATGATTTATTGATTAAAGAGTTGATGTATTTGCGTAGGACGGAGAAGCTACAGAAACATTTGATCCAGTAGCACGTAATTGTTGGATTGTACTAGTTAGGTTGCCGTTTACATCTTCGTCAACTGCTGGTCCTGGAACAATTACACCGTCAACATCGCCAGGATTTTCGCTTCCAGGTAAAACTTGGTCACCTGTGTCATCGTCTCTAAATTGAATTCTAAAGTCAATAACTGTTGTGCTGGTTTCTTTTGCGGCAATGTTGTAGTCGTTTTCGGCATAGTTACCGCTACCTGTTTTTGTAAAAATTGTTTGATAAACAGATGTTAAATCATAGTTTCCTATAGTAGTACCTGTTCCTGTGCCTGTTGCTGTTGTTTCTGTATGGTTAAATTTTATTGTTCCCATGTTTGATAACAATGTTGCCCAATCGTCTGATTTTGCACCAGACTGACCAGATAAGTTTGCACTAAAACGTATTTCTCCGCCACTATTAAAAAAGTATCTTCTATCATTTGCGCTTGCAAATGTTACAGTAAACACGTGATCAATTATACCATTCCAGTTTGTTGTACGTGTGCTTGTTATGGCTGCTTCTACTGAGCTGTTTCCAGCATCTATAGCATACCTGTTTGCTTCTATAGAAGAAACTGCTGCATCGTAATCGTTGAAACCTTTGTCAATATCTGTTAAACTTGAAATGTTTAAGCCGCTTGCGTCTGCACCAATAATATCACCTGCAGCTATATTACCAATTGATGCATTTGTTCCAAGTTGGTGATTGTTTGCTTTGTTTAAATCAGTGCGAAGATTATCCATTTGTGTTGCTGTAACAGTGTTTGACACAGCAACTTGGGCACTAGATAAAGTTTGTCCATAACCTTCGTTACCTGAACCAACTCCCATAATGGTAGCAACACGACTTTGCAGTCCGTTGTACTGTGCCGCTGTTATTGTATCTCCTACACTTACTGCCATTTTTTTCGACTTCCTTTAAATACGTATATATTTATATTATTAAACAGCCACTTCAACTAATCTGACGCCTGACTCGTTGCTGTCTTCTAAACTTTTTCCTATAACGCACCATGGATTAGGAGTAGCACTTTCTTTACTCAAAGCAGTTGCAGTGCCTGCAATAGGTCCGGTAACAAGTATATCACCTTTTTTCACAGGACCATCAACTTTGCAAGGGACTCTTCCCTTGAGTGCTATTGCAACTCCGTCGATATCACTGTTCATCAAATGAGCAGGATCAGTTGAAACTATTCCTGCAGCTCTTGGATCGCAAAAAGCAGTAGATTCTGTAACTTCTTTATCTCCGCCAAACACAAGAACTGTTCCTGGGTCGTAATTTTTATCTGCTGTGTATTTTTCTGCAAGGTCAGCATATCTTGCACTGGTTGCTGTACCTTGGAAAACGTTTGCACTTAAATTTCCTGATGCATCTCTTACAGCTACAGTGTTACTTGTAGCACTTGTAGAACCAGAACGTGCATTACCACTCATATCTAATGTTAGCGAAGTGGATGCTGTACCGTTAAAGTTATTAGCATACATAGTATTGAATTTATTTGATGCTCCACCAATGTCTACTGTTTCTACTCCTGATGCACTTGCATAATTTGTAAATGTACTATATCCTGGTAATATTGCACTTGATGTAATACGTAAAGGCATTTTCTGTGCTGCACTTGGATTTTGTACTTGAATGAAAATTTGTTGTCCTTGACTGTTTGCAATCAATCCTTTGTTATCATCAACAATTTTTACTTCTAAATCGTTTGAATCACCAATAGCAATACCTACATCTGCAAACTCGGTTAGTGTAGTAAAGCTGGTAGGCGATCCTGGTGTTGAAATAACGTAATTACTTGCATCCAAACCATTCAGTTTTATTGCATTAGATGCAGTTCCCCAGAATCTATGATCTGTTGATGTAACTCCGCCTGTGGAATTAATTGTATTTTTTAGGGTAAGACCCTTTCTTATAACATCAAACCCTGGATAATCTCCTGCGTCTTCTGTTCCTATTGTAAATTCTAAATTACTTATTATATGTATAACTTCATCATTTACAATACTTTTAATAACTGATCTTGCAATACCTGTATTATCTCTAATACTTGCACTTTGGAATTGTGTAACTGTGTCGCCAACGCCTTGTGGACCTACAAGAACAAAAGAGCTTCCGTTATAGGCATATAATTGTTCGTTTGCATTATCCCACCAAAAGTCACCTTCTGATAAGCCAGCTGGGGTAGTGCCGCTTACTTCTGCTCCGCCTGTAGTACGCCATTTAGTACCATCATAAAATTTTAACTTACTATTTGTAGTGTCAAACCATAATTGACCGCTAATTGCTTTAGGTGGAGCGTTGCCACCTGCAAAGTTTTCTAACAAAAATACAAAATTTTCGTTCTGTATTTCACCATAACCTGCGTAGTTTTTACCAACCAACTTAAGGTCAGTAGTTTGATCTAATGTACCATCCTCAACTACTGTAAGCTGGGCGCCGTTATAATTGTTTATCGTATATGCCATTTTTTACCCCTAATGCTTAATATTATTTATCGCATTTTGCATATTAAGTAACCGTCTGTAGAGTAGCATCTTGGAATACCCATACGCCGCCCCCTGTTTGATATTCGTAAATATAACGAGTTGGTGTTAAGTTAACTGCACCAGACGCAGTATTTGCAGCGGAAACGTCCTGTATCACCGATTCTGTTCCTGTATCTGCGGCATCTCTTACATCTACATATGATTTTTCAAGCACTGCTGTACCGTCTGTACTGATACTAATATTAATACCTGATACTGTCGATCCACTAAATGTAGTTGCTAACACTTTAGCAGTGGTTCCATTTTCTACAGTTGACGGATCAATTAAATTAGTTAAAAGATTTTTAATACTATCTTGGGGACCGTAATTGCTTACTCCGTCAAAACTAGTAATCGGACTAGGATCTGCTAACCCTGTGATATCCATCGATATAAAACGTGTTTCACCTGATATGCTTGCATCAACATACTGTTTGTTAGCTGCATCTGTAGCTGTTGTAGGATCTGCTAATCCAGTAATTTTTTGTGAGTCAACAGTAATAGTGCCACCAGCAACTATGTTTAAACCTGTTCCGTTAATTCTTGTAATTGTAGCAGCGTTTAAATTTATATCATCAACTGTAAGTTCTGTCAACGTTCCTATGCTTGTTAAACCACTTGCTAACGTTACTGTTGAACCTAATTCTGTTTTACTTAAAACATCTGTGCCGTCTATTTTTAAATGTGCTGTAGTGTTATTAGGATTAGATCTAATATCTATATCTTGATTTGAAGTCCAACTAGATGTTGATTGTGTCCAAGTAAAATCCTTAGAACCTTGTGTGCTTCTTACGATTATTCCTGCACCGTCTACTTGTGTATCATTGCCTTCGGTGCTATCATCTAGTAAAGCTAATTCAATATTTTTATCTTCTACTCTAAGTGTGCTTGTGTTTAAATATGTAGCATCACCTAGCACTGTTAAATTACCGCCTACTGTAAGATCACTTGAAAAATTACCTGTACCAGTAACATCTAAACTTGCCGCTGGTGCTGTATTCCACAAACCAATGTAGTCTTGACTACTATCTACGTATACAGCATTTTTAAAACTACTTCCTGAACGAACTCTTAGTGCAAAATCTCTGTTACTTTGTTGTGTTTCTATTGTACTTGTAGTACCGACAATTTTAGCAATCATATATTCCGTATCGCCAACACCGATACTTACACCTGCACTATTTTTTACACGTAAACTTCCTGTTGTTACACCATTAGCATCAGTTGGTAGGAAGTTTTCAGCAGTTCTAATATTACCTGCATCATCTATCAAACCTTCTGCACTCGTTGCTGTACCGTTATATTTAAATGCTAGTGTTGTAGGATTAAAACCTTGTTTTAGTAATTGTCTTTTAGGTGAAAATGTATCATCTTCCCAAACAGGAAATCCTGATATAGCAAAGTTTGTAGGTATGATAAACTCTGCTGGGGAATAAATGCCAACTAGTGTGTTTCCTAAAAATAATTTTAAAATAGTTCTTTGTACATCAGTACTATCTAACTGGCTTGCTACTTCAAACCCTGTTTTACCTTGGCTTGCATCATATTCAGGACCTACAAGTGTTAAATCAGTTCCATCCCAAATATATAGTTTGTTTGCTTCATTATCAATCCAAATATCACCTACAGTTAAGTTGGTAGGTCTTGTACTACTTACAACAGATCCTGTAGCTGGACGGAAACTTGTACCGTCATAAACTTTTAATCTATTTTCTTCTTTGTCAAACCATAGTTGACCTGTCATAGGATTGGCAGGTTGGCTAGTGGATGCAAAGTTTTCCATAAGTTTTATAAAGTTCTCATTTAAAAACTCGCCGAAACCTTTATAATTTTTACCTATAAGAGTTATATCAGTAGTGGTATTATCCAAAATACCATCTGTTAGATCAACTAATAATTCTCCGTCAGTTCTATTTAATCTATAACTCATCCTACGTTCCTGTATATATTATGTAATTAATTGTAATGTAAGGATTCATTACATTAATAGGATCACCTAAATCGCCATCTGTAAGTATACCACCACTATTTGGAAATGCTTGTCCAGCACCTGTGCCTGTTGGTGCATCATAGATAATTGCTTCGTTATCAGTAGGCGTTCCGCTAACATCTCTTATAGCATAATATTGGTCACCACTTGGTCCACGTAAATCGTGATTGTGCTCAGGTAAATTTTTAACGTTGATGTTTACTTGTTCAGCACCGTCTTTTGCACCTACAACGTCTGCAGAAGCAGCAGTTACAGTATCTGCACTTGTGCCACCCATATTATCTGCACCCATAGGCACCCTACCTCTTAAATCTGGAAGGGCAAACTTTCCTGGTGTAGGACTTGCTTTGTATATAGTACCAATAATATCATATAATGCACTGTAAGCAGCAATGTCTACTTCACTACCATCACATATTAGCCAACCGCTAGGTGCGGCTAGTCCTGCATACGGTGCAAGTAAGCCTATTGGTGTTCTAGGTACAGCAGATAACAAATTTACTCTGCTTATTTTCTTTAATCCAGTTGCCCCGCTAGTTCTGTTTATTAAAAATTCGTCGTCTGCTTGTGATTGGCCTACTGATGGTTTACCTGCAATAATTTGGTTGCTAATTACAGTTTGGAATAATTTTAAACTTCCACCCGATTGTCCGTCAAATACAACATCATTTGCAGATACATCACCTGTAATTCTCAAAGTGCTTGCAGAAGTTAACTTATCTGCACTACCTGCTCTACCAGAAACTGTACCGCTAACATTTCCTGTTAAGTTTCCAACAAATGTAGTTGCAAACATATTTGCATATTTAGATGTGCTACTACCTATATTCCGTGTGTTGTTTTGGTCTGGCAAAACTTGTGTTGTTGTAATATTTCCAAGTACATTTAAATTTTCGCCAATATTAATATTTTTTGCAACGCCAAGCCCTCCAAGTGTAATAATACTACCTGTGTCAAAAGTATCACTTTGTGTAACATCATTAACTTTGACAAAACCACTAGATTGTATGTTTCCAGTGACATCTAATTCTTGTTCTGGTGCAACGTTGTTTATTCCTATTTTTAAATTACTATCTACACGTAATGCAGTTTTTAATAATCCATCATTTTTAACTTGAATATCAACACTTGATCCTGCAATATTATGTCTTATAATTCCTATATTACCTTCAACACCGATATTCATTTCTGCGTTTATGCCATAGTTGATACCTGTATTGTTTTGTACATTAATAGGAAATGCTGTTGTACTTGTTGTGTCGCCTCTTAAAAAGTTTCCTGCTGCAACTGTGTTTCCTGAAACAATAAGACCTTCAGCCTTTTCAGCAGTTCCATAAAATTTAGAAACACCGTCACCAGTGATATTACTTGTAGATAAATTTACACCGGGTTGGATTGTACTAAATCCAGGAATAACAACCTTAGGAGTAAATGTTCTCGTACTTATTAAGGCAACAGGTTGAGCATCTACTTCAATTTGTAAAATGTTATATGTATTGTCATCAGTACCTACTACTGTTAATGGTGATGCTCCGGTAGATAATCCGTCACTAAATTCTGGTCCTACTAGTATCCAACCGGATCCAGTAAACAAATATAATTGTTGGTTGTCAGTATCAGCCCATAAATCACCAATTTGACTTTGTGATGCTTCAGGTTCAGTATTTGCTTTCTTTAAACCACCGCTTGGTATCCAGTTAGTTCCATCATATACTTTTAAAAGTTCTATGCCTGGTGTAGAATCATACCATAACTGTCCTTCGAGTGGTCTAGCCGGTTCTGTAGGTGCGGCAAAATTTTCTAATAAATGTAAAAAATTAGTTGCTATAGCAGGACCATATGCAGTTTCATTTCTACCAGGAATACTAAGCGAAGTTTCCTGGTTAATAGTTCTATCTTCAATTGTGATAGTACCTTTGTTTGCCTGATCTGTATACGCTATTTCGTATGCCATCTATTATTCCTCAGCTAGTCCGCTTAGACTTTGAATTCTTACGGTGTAATCTATTTGTATTAATCTATTCAAACTTTTTTGCACAGGATGGAAAATAACATGTGTTAACAAATTTCCATCGCCATTTGGATTCCAACTTTTTAATCCTAATTCATCAAACACATAAAGACTGTTTGCATCTGTTGCTGTGTCAAATGCATCTTGTCCACTAGGCTCACCGTAGTCTAGCAAACAAGTTACAAGCACATCTGTATAGTTTGTTCCGCTTATATGACGTGTTTCTATTTTGTTTCTTACAGGATCTAGGTTGTTAATGGAGTTATCGTCAACAACTTTCGAATATGTTTCATTGTATAAGCTGGCGTTTGTTCCTGTTGAATTTGGTGTTAGGTATGTAATAATTCCTGTAGGATCGACACTAGTACCACCATTACCAAAACTCATTTCATATATCCAACCCTGGCCTGCATTGGCAATGCTTTCCGCAAGAGCAATACTCATATTCTCATAATGAATAGCATTACGCTTGTTGATGTAAACTTCTTTAGTTTCAGGATCAAAAATTTTGATGTGTCCTTGAACTACTATACCATTATTTTCATGTAATTTATCTGTCATTTTGTTATCCTACAGTGTTATTTATCAGGGTAAGTCAACTGTTGTAGCACGTAAGAATCTTGCAATATCTGTATCAGAATCGCTTAATCTTGTACCTAACTCACTCCAAATTCTTCCTTTCTTTCTTATAACTATTACTTTTTGATTTTCTAATGGTAAATCATGTAAAACAAGCTCGTTACCGTTTTGAATTTCAAATTCTGCTGGTAAAGTTATATCTCCTTCTGGACTATCTTGTGCTATAATTTCACCATTTTCAGCATATGTTGTCCTTAGATCTGTATCTAATTGATAAGATTTTATAGAAGTTTTTCTAAGTCTTCTACCTGCAACAAATACTTCAAATTCATTTACAGTTGTCGGTGTAAAGTCTAACTCATATGTTTTAGTTGTTCCGTCAGCTGTAAACAATGTACTTAGTGTTTCGTCTTTGTAAGGCATTGTATGCTGACCACTTTGGTCATAAATTTCAGTACCTTCTGCGTATGTGCTTTTAATTCCTGTACCAAAAGTTCCTCTACGCAACTGTTTTAAATAATTTCCATCTTTTATGAAATATTCTATACGTTCACCTTCAACAAAAATTACAGCTGGTATGTTTGCACCTGCTGGCGGTGCTGGTAATTCGTTAGCATCTACAACATGGATACTTTTATCATACCAATTTAAAGGTTCTGCTAATTCAAAATTCTTACTACCATCTAGACGTTTGTATATGTTTCTATTAGAAATATCTTTAAACTGACGCCATCCAAATTTATTTTTTAAGATGTCATTGCTAAAATGTATTGTTTCAATGGTATCATTTTCAGCAAGTGTTTCTATTAGTTTTACAGTCATCTTGTTGGGTGTAACATAATAGTCTACACTTGGACTTAACAACTGTCCGTTTTTCACCACCCAAACATATTGATCATCTACGGCTGGATATCTTAGATCTATAACTCCGTTTCTCAATCTACGCAGTTGATACCAATCTGCTGTTCCTGAATCAGGAATAGTTTGGGCTTTTAACTGTTCAATCCTAAACACATCACCTACTCCAGCAATAACTCCTAGATCATCTAATTTAAGTTGCTGTGTAATATTGTCGCCTAGTATAGTTTGCATTTGAGCATTTGAATTTCTTTGTAAAGAAGTGCCGTAGTTTGGATCATCTATACGAATGTTATTTTTATAAACTGCATAATATTGGCCTGCTTGTAATACATTTTCTAGATCAAAACTATCTGTGCTACCATCTGCAATAAAAGTCTCAACTGACGAATTAATACCTTTGACTAATTCGGTTCTTTCTACAATATCATAACTTTGTCTATCGATATCTTGACTATCATGATTGCTAAATTGGTAAACTGTGATAATATCATCTAGTTCATAATTCTTGCTAATAAACAATTCGCCTGGTGTAGAAACAAACTCATCTTGTTCGTCAAAATATCCAAATCGATAGTCGCCGCCGCTTTGTGTGCTGTCGTCCCAACCCATAACAAACACACGCAATTTGTCTCCAGTAGATCCTACATTCTCATTTAGTGTGATAGTACTACCCGCTTGGGCATTTAGAGGTAAAGTAGGATCAAATGCATCAGCACTACTAAAAGTAAATTCTCCTATCGGTTCTAATTCTCTGTTGTTTAGATACACTTTAATTTGATTAGTTAAAAGTGACCCCAACGGAACTTGCCATAATTTTAATGTATATTCTCTTGTATCGGTAACATCAAATACTTCATTGTAACCTGCATTTAAAATAGTATTGTTTATTTTAACTATTGTATACCATTCAGTTGGTGCTTGATTAAATGGTGTTTGTGTTAATTGATAAGAAGTTGTACTTCCGTCACTTACAAATTCGTCTATGGTTACTGCACTGTAATTTTGTATTTGTCCTTCGAATATAGCATATCTAATTACAGATCCATCTGCTGGTGCTGATGAAAATTTAATTACAAAATTTCCTGGGATAGCATACGAGTTGTCAGCTTCAACTAGAACGTGTTCTACTTCTTTTCCGTCAACTGTAATTAAACTACTGTTGTCTTTTGTAAATGTAATGTTTGTTAAGAAATTAACTGTGCTTCCATCGCCAGTAAACTCATCAATGTCAAGAACATTTGATCCGCTATATTCTAATGTAACAAAATTTATTAAACTATTATTACTAGGTGCTGTAGTGAATGTCAAAGTCTTTGCATCATAATCAATAGTGTAATCAGTATCTAGTTTTTGTATAATATAATCAACTTTTACAAATATGGCTGTGTCTGTTACAGGACTGGTTCCTATATTATATACTTTAGTAACGCCGTCACCTCTATAGTTCATAGATATAATATTACTTGCACCAGTTGTTGGTCTTTCATAAACTTGTATATCTACTGTATCAAGCACTTGTCCAGGAACAAGTTCTTCTGGTCCTTTTGAACTTGTAGGGGTAACAAATCCGTCGCCGTCTATATTAATTTCTGCAGAGTCTATACCTCTTGCATTTGAATAATCAAGACTGCCTCCGCCAATCAAAGTATCATATGTGTCACTTGGTGGTAGGAAACTTCCATCACTTGTTGATTTTCTTACAATAATCTTGTCAGTGCTAGTATATGCTATATCAGGTAAAGCTACTATAGTTGTTGTTCCGTCTCCTGTTAAACTTTGCATCACTGCATTAGGATTTGTCACAGGATCTAATGTTCCAAAATTTGGATCGTCTATTCTTACACCATTTTTGTAAACATTATACACAACTGCCGAATCTAAAGGATTTTTTAATTTTACATAATTTTGTATAGTTGTAGGCTTTGCATTTTCGTTTGAATTAGATATTAATGTACTATCATCAAATCTAACCTCATGCTCTGTTGTAAAGTTGATATCAAATGAACTTTCCACAACTATAGTAGTAGAATTAGTTACATCAGCTGAAACAACTCCTGTAGCATTTGTGTTGTCTTGAATAATATTTGCATAACGTAGAGCATTAACATTATTGTTAAAGGTTAATGATACAAATTTCCTAACAAACTCTTCATCAAGATAAGTTTCGTCGTATGTATCATAAGTTCCAGTACCCCAAGGATTAGATTCCCATCCTAATGGTTTTAAAAATTCAAAACTTTTAACTTCAACGCCGCCATAGTCAACACCGTCCATTAATTGGCCTAGATCTTTTGCAAATTGTCCTGTTTCAGGATTGTATGCTAAATTAATTCTATCAGCAGCATGTAATAGTGTAATATCTTTCTTATACTCTACAACAATGCTTGTTCCTATTACAGCAGGATTTGTTAAAATTATTCTACCAAAATATCTAGTGTATCCTTTGGTTAAATCTTTTACATTTTCAAATGTGTATTCACTTCTTAATAGCTGAATATTGTTAACAGTTACACTTACATCAGTGTTTTTCACTTGCATAGGCCATACTAGATCAAATATATATCTAGAACCTGTTCCTACAAATGATTCAGTTTCTGTTAAATTAGTAATAAAATATCTGCTGCCTGTTCTGTCAAATTTAACTTCAGTTTTAATAGTTTTAGGAAGTCCTTCGCCAAGTATCACACTTAGTTTTGCTTGTTTTCCTCCATCAGATATAGAACCGTTTATAGAAAGAGTTGGAGCACTTATATATCCTGTACCTTTAGATGTAATTTCTACTGATGTAATTTTACCGCCAGTACCTAATTTTGCTATTGCTTTTGCTCCACTGCCGCCTCCGCCGCTGAAAGTTAAAACTGGTGGAGTTTGATATCCCATACCGCCATCGGCAATTTCAACAGCAACTACATTAAAGCCAACATTATCTGCCCAATTCTTAAACGGATAACTATCAAGTTTATCATTAACACCAATAAGGCTATTGTTAACTACTTTTATACTCTGTGGTAGAATCTTTTTAAAGTCTTCGTTATAACTTGGTTGTAAATCAAAATCTGTAATCCGGCTGTTAGAGTTTTCAACTTTTTCATACGCACTAACATACTCACGCAATTTAGTTTTAAATGGTTTGACTTCATTAATGTAATCTTCGTAACTAGAAAGATTGTCATTGTTAAATGTATTATCAACTCTAAGTTCACCAACATTATGTCTGGCTTTTATAAAGCTAGTTTTAAATGCCCAGTCCACATAATTTTGTTCTGAAAAAACATAACGTAAACTTGCAAAGAATAACTTATTATATTCTATTGCAAGTTCTTCTGTAAAGATATCTGTTTTTAAACTATCTAAAATTGTACGTGTTTCAACCGTAGGTAAACTATCAAAAGATCTTATATCATAACTTACAACGTCGAAACCTACCTGATTTCGTTGTGTATCATACAAAGTATTCTTAAAACTAACAGTACCATTTTGTCTACCAATAGTTTCATAATTAACAGTATAATCAACATCGTTTTGTACGTCAATTTTTCTTAGTAATAGCCAGCCGCCTGATCCTATGTTTTCAATTTTTACTACATCACCGAGTACATCATCTAAACTCTGTAATTGGTAAGCATCACTAATAACATAGTCTATTTTAGTAAATTCACTATATCCAGTTGCATACCAATCTATGTAATCCCAATATAATGACACATCATAAGACTGACTAGAAATTCTTTGCCACAATCTAAGATTAGTGTCTCTTTCATACAATGCCCATTTGCCTTGGATAGTTTCGTCGTTTAAAACTAGTGCAGTAAATTTTCTAACTTCGATTGAATCATTTGCTGTGTAGTCTTTTCCTTGGTTTGTAACTTTGACTCCAGATATAGATCCAAAATTATCTATTGTAATGGCTAATTCTAATCCAGAGCCGGCGCCGTCTATTGTATATGTAGGAACTGTTCTGTATCCCCTACCTGGATCTGTAATTAAAACTCTAACAACTTTTCCATTTTCGACAACTAAATTTAATTTTGCTTGCTCTGCTTTAGCTACACCAATAAATTGTAGATCAGCTACAGAATCTACTGTTGTGTCATAAAGATTAGATACAGTGCTAGGCTCAGGATCTCTCAAATTTAATTTGGTTAGATTTTTGTCATCTACAATTAAATTTTCTTTGAGTACACCATTTACCCTTTCAATTAACTGTTTTAACGCTTCAGCTCTATTTACAAACCAACTCTGTCTAGGACTATTTAAAATACCATATTTTTCTTTAGGTGAAAGATTAGTTGCAGGTACTTCTCGGTCATACTCATCATATCCTACTAAACTGTCAATCCATTTGCGTTCTATATCTCTATTCGGAGTGCTTGTGGCCAAACCGTCTGTTATAATTTGGTATTGATTGTGTGTATTGATTGTTTGATCATCAATAGTATAATATTGGAAACTAACTGCAACATTATTTTCTTCTATTAATGATTCACAGTTATATAAAACAAAGCTATCAGGTGATACTAAAGCAGCATATCGATATCCTTGTCCTTGCGGATCTGCAATTAGATTTGCAATATCTCTTGCACTTATGCTTCTAAACTCTACATCAGGAACTGTTCTTTTATCTTTTACCCAAAAGTAATATATGTTGCTAAATGTTTGAGATACTGAATCAAATTTACGTTTAGAAACATATGTAGTATCACCGTAAACGCTTGTGCCTGTAATACCTCTTGCTACACCTCTATCTGTTCCTGATAACGTATCCCATTCCGATGGAAGCACAGATGATTGCACCCATTCGTAGATGTCTATGCTGTTACCTTCAAAAAGTTTACTCCAATTAGCTGTGCTATAAATTATATCAGATTGATATGGATTATAAAATTTTGCATTATTCAAGTTCCACCAAATTTTACCAACTTGTTCTGGTCCCCAACTGTTTGTTTCATTGACATTAACAGTGTCAGGTCCAACTGTGTAAGTTGCAGGATCATAATACAATTTATAACTAATGTCTTGTTCTGCTGGGCCAGCAATTTTGCCTTGTATAGGATCTATATAATCTAGATATGTTAGCAACTGATTTGTTTCTGTATTGTAAAGTATTGCACGTTTGATTTTACTTAAATCTATAGTGTCTTTTGGCTCGCGCAATTTATTAAACAATGTAGAATTGTCTAGTTTTCTATAATCAACTATTGTTCCTTGATAAGTGCTGTTTGTTTTTACTGTAGGTAATCCAACGTATATATGATTATTTTTAAGATATAAATTTCTACCAAAATAATTTACGTCACTAAACTGACTTTCAAAATCTAGATTTTGTGCATAGATTAAATTATCATTAATTCTTTCATAAACATATACTGTTCCGCCGTTTTCATTTTCATAATTAAACTTTGTAAACTGATCGTCAAACGTTGTTTGCTTGTTATCAAACGTTGTTGATGTAGTAGTGTCTGTATTTTGTGCATTAACGGCTAATGTGTCACCGTCAAATTGGATAACGTTTCCGAATTGTTCAGCACTTTCATCAAAAGGACTATTTAAAATTTGTGTTTGAACAAATTTTCCACTTTGCTGTTTATAAACAAAGACCTTTCCTTGATCTCTTTTTGCACTATCGTCAAATGGTGCACTTATTGCAAGTAATCTTCCATCAGAACTAATACTTACACTATCACCAAATCCTATAAAATTGTTTGGTGCAGTTATTGTTTGATCACGCAAGTATTGTCCATTTAAAACTCTATAAATTACAACTAGATTTGGTTTATCATTACCATACTTTGCACTAACAACTAAAACATCACCACTTGCACTAACATCAAATGCTGTTGCAAAATCATACAAACTTCCTTGATCTAAAACTGTACTATCACCCGGTAAAATATTATCAGGATCAAACACATCACCAGGAACGTACGAACTGTCAGTTATTACAACTAGCCCTGTATCATTAGGAACAAATCCCACATAATCGATTAAATCATCAGTACTAGTCCACTGCAACGTATCAAAAGGTCCAGCATTAACATTTGTAATTGCTGTGTAAATTCTATTTGCTAGATATACTTTATTTCCTGTAAAGTATCTTTGAGATTCACTGAATTCACCTTTGAAATTTTTGTCTTTAGCATAATCCCAATTATATGTTTCACTATTTTCAAATCCGTTTTTAATAAAATAAATTCTTCCCGGATTATCTACAGTTTCAGATGCAGGTGCACTGATAAATCCTCTATATAGATTACCTGTTTGTCTTATTTCAACTTTGGTTCCTAAATAGTTATTATTTTGTCGTTGTGGCCCTACAAAACTACCCAATGAAACATATGTATTTGCTCTATTTCTTTCATAGATATAATAGATACCTTCGTTTACATATCCTTCTGAAGTTCCGTTAACGCTTGTAGGTATTTTAAAAACTTCAGTCCAATCTAAGTTATCACCTGCAGGAATGTTAGCAAGACGAGGTATACCTAAAACTGTTCCTACATTATAGAACCAAATTTCAAAATCTGAATTTGATTGTAAGTATAAGAAATTACCTATACTATCAAAAACAGGTGTTGCTCCTAAAACACTAGTGTATCTATAATCTCCAGTTGGTGCTGATATAGGTACAGCGGCTTGGAATACAAGTAGTTTTCCGATTCCGCTTGCAGAATATCCCAAACTTATTCTCTGAGACACACCTACTTTTCTGTCTACTCCATAAATGCCAGGTCTACCAAACGCATCGGGGTCAGGTCCTCCAGGATAAGCCAGCATTTCTATTTCAGCAGCTTGACCAAATTGATCGCCTTTACTCCACGTTCCGGTTACATTTTTTACAAATATTGTAACATCGTCAAGATTTCTTATATAGTATGCTACTTCGGCTTCTGCTCCTGTAGTAACATCACGAACTGTTTGACCAACTACAGGTTCAAATGGTTCATCATCTAAGAAAAATTGATTTTTATAATTAATATAACCATCCCAAACATCATAAACTGTTTTTTCAGCATTTGTTGTTGCAAAATTTAACCCGATTGAACTAGGATTTTCTAATGCTCCGTCGCTATGTTTTGCAAGGTTATTTACATAGGTGTAAATTTGGTCTCCAGGATTTATATTGTCTGTAAGATCTTTAGGAGCTCTCATTACATATAACTGGCTTTCAACTGGACCTGTGGTTCCTCCGGGCCCTGGAGCACCATTAAAACTTAAAACTTGTAAAAAGTTGTTTAAAGTATCTTCAGAAGATATTGTATTTGTTGAATAATCAAGTGAATTAAAATATACTCTTCCGGTAGCAGTGCTATCAGGAATTACATCTTTAAAAATTAAACCTCCGGCAATATCACTAGTTACTTCACCTACTTGATATGGTGTGCTAGTTTTAACCAACCAAAAGCCGCCAAGCACTGTAGAAGTGCTAGTCTCTTCAATAGGACCTACTCTTTCGTATTCACCAACAAAATCACCATTGTCAATTGTTAAACTATTTGCATCAGGAAATGTACCATTAACATCTTTAACATATATCGTTACACTTGCGCCTTCATTATATGTGTAAGCAACTGTAGCTGTTGCTCCTATTGTGCTTATAGTGCTTCCTACACTAGGTATATTTGTGCTTGTATCTACATAAAGAACTGCATCTATTTTATCAAATACAGTGTGAGCACTTTCTAAATAATTTTTATTAATATATGGTATTGTATTTGCAAAAGGCTCTGTCTCTACAAGCGTATCTTGATCTTGATTAGCATTTGCTAGGCTGTTCCAGTGAAGCACAATTTCATCACCCAAACCTGTACCATCATACATTGTTTTAGGTGCACGTATTAAAAAATGATCCGTTGTTTGGTTAGTAAAAGGATAATTTCCAGCTAGTAAAAACGGAATGTCTTCTGCATCACTTGCTTCTAAATTTAAAGTATCTATTATTTGTGGAACACTTTGAAAACTATCAAATTGGATGTTTGCTTCTGCTCCTAGTATGTCAAAGTCTGCTTGCCACAAACTATCCTGTCTACGAACAATTTCTCCTGCTTGATAATTTTGTGTGTCAACATAATCGCCTTTGAAGTTTGTTTTTACATTAGATGCATTAGGTGCGCCAACTATTAAATATTTTCCATCAGCAGATACATCTACACTTTTTCCAAAGTTTTGTTCAGCATCGGCTATGGTACTGTCTGCTTCTATTACTTGCCTTAGTACCCAGTTATTTGCATTACTTGCTCTAGAGTATACTAAAACCTTTCCGTCAGCATTATTAGGTGCGCCAACAACCATAACAGAGTTTCTTTCATCGGCACTAATGCTTATACCATAGTTGTGATCTGTTCCCTCTTCTGTGTTAGACAATGCTTGTAATTCATTGTATTCATTTTTATTTTCAAGCACAAGCCATTTACCTGTGGTATCGTCATCTACCCAAATCTTGTCATTAAGTCTAGTGTAATACTCTGCAATTTTATTTGCATTTGAAAGAGTGTCTGCACGTACACTTACAAACTTTGTTAATATTCCAGTACAGTCATCTACATCGGCAATGCTTTGCGAAGTTTCAAAAGTAATTTTGTTTAGGCTTACCTTTTTGACTTTAAAAAATCCTTCTACAGGAGCCGTTGTTTGACTTACTTGCTGAGTAGAATCTGCAGGATCTACAACCGTAGTAATAATATCAAAAACACCTAGTATATCGCCTACCGTTACATTAAATGCAGTAGTGTCTAACTCTACACTAAATTCCTCAGTGCCAGAAATTACTTTGTTAATTTTTAATTCGCTGTTAATATGTTTGTATACATTCCATGATTTTTCTACATTTCCTACCCAAACATATGCACCGTTTGTAACATCAGACAAATTAAGTGTTAAAATGTCATCATATGTAGATAATACAAAACTTACATCTTCAGGATTTACATAACCGCTATTTTTTGTATAACCTTGATCAATGTACTTTGCAGGCAAAGGTCTATGATTATAATTTTTTGGTTTTAAATAAGTTTCATAGCTTTGAATTCTGTAAATTAAATCTGTTTCTTTTCCGGTTACATTATTGGTTAATAAAATAGGCTGAGGTGTTAATCTAAACTTTTTCTCATCTAGTAAATATTCAACTTCTTCAAAACCTTCAGATGCACCGTATTGTCCATCTTTAATTGCCCATTCTTCATAAAACTCTAGACTGTCTTTGTCTGCACTTGCTAGTGCATCAAATAATTTTGTTAATGCGTTCTTTGTTCCCTTGTCTTGAATAAAACCTTGATAAAATTTATATTGGCTTACATCATCATTAATAATATTTTCTAAATATTGTCTTTTTTGATATCCAATTAAGTGTTGAGCAAGTCGTTGTTGTTCAGTATCAAAATTATCACTATCTAAATCATAAAAATCTGCAAATTGATTTATTTTATAATCAAAGTTAGTAAGTAATCTTGATGTAGGTTCTTCAGATAACCTATTCCAATCGTTGGCATTAAAAAATTCTTTGCCTGCTATCTTTTTATCAGCACTATAATAAAATTCTTTGTATTTTACTAAATCACCAATAGTATAATCTGTCCAAGGTTCCCAAAGTTTGGGTCTTGCATTATCAAATATAAAACCAGGTATGTTTAAACTTCCGTTCCAGTTGTCAGTTCTATAACCTAATACCTTTATTCTTTCCTGTCTATAACCCGGTTCAAGATCGTAAATTACGTCACCGAACACTGTTGTATTATCTAATAAAACAACATGCTCCTTCTGCACCAAAGGAAGTCTTACAGCATAAATTCCGTCAGCAGTATTAACAGTATACATGCTAAATGTATTGTCAGATTCTTTATAAATTTTTAGATATTCATCTTTTAATTTTTTTCCATCTGCTTTTAAAACACTGTAACCATAGAAAGTATCAAATACATTATCTACTATTGCATAATCTGTTTTGAATTTTATTTTTTCTGCTGCAGGACTTAATGTAATAACCGACCCTTGTCCCCAGTTTTGTGTAGTCCAAAACATAAACTGTTTTGAAGTTGTTCGCCAGTCACTTACAGTATTCGACCCTGATACAAATTCTTCAAAAATAAATCCTTTACTTTCTAACCATGCACCGTATCCTTGTAAAAAGTCTACAACGTCTTGCAGGGTTGAAAGAATTACTCCATATTCTAATACACTTTCTTTGGTTTCGTATATTCTTCTAAATTGTGCTGTTTTTCCGCCTACTACGGGTAGTTGAGGTAATAGCACAAATTTTTCAGCGTCTATTTCTGCGCCACTTGTGTGTGTTTCTTTAGCTCTGTAAAATTTATCACTTACTCTAACTACACTTCCTTCTGCATAAGTTCTGCCGCCGTCAAAATCAACAAAAGATTCTGATATTCCTCCTACAGTTACATAAGGATCATTTGTTTGAGGTATTGGTTTAAAATATTTAAAACTAGGTGTTACAGTGTCATAACCGCTTACGATATATCCGCTAGAAGTTTTTTCTATTAATACTCCGCTATAAGAAAGTAAATCTATTGGCGAGCTGGTATTTAAAAACACACTGTAGTTTTCATCAGGAATAAAAACGTTTCCTTCATTGAGGGGTGTTCTACTATCTAAAATTAATTTAAATTTTTCTTTTTCTGTGTAACCTGCTATTTTTGCACCAATTTGGTTTTCTATGTTGAACAAATTTTCTTTATATGTAGTATACTGACTAGCAGTGTTAAATGTTAGATAATTTGCTACATAATTTATTAAACCGCTAGTGTAAATTTGAGTAGTGTCATTAATAGAATTTGGAAATACAATGTCCTTGAGTGTTACTTGTTTTCCGGTTGCACTGTATACAATTTGTCCTGCACTGTTTCTAATTTGTCTGGCTCTATCAAAACCTGTAGACATTACTTTATTAGGTTGATTTAGTAACCAACTTGTAATTATGGCAAAAGGATAGTCACTGCTACTTCTCCAAGAAGATTCTACAGGACTTCCGTCACCGTATTTGAACGGTAATCTTGCGCCACTTGTGCTGAAGTTGCTTGCATATCCGCTTTCTGATGGACTTAACAATGTTCCTTGTGAGTCAACAGGTATGTGGTTAACTAATCCAGGACGAACATATTTTTTAGCAACTACAATTGGTTTGTTAGGTTCTCTAATGATTCCTTTTTCAAGGTCTTGCCATAAAACTAAGTTGTCTCTGGTATATGGTGCTGGTCCGTATTGGTCTTCCCACCAAATAGGTTTGATACTAAATCCCAGCATTTCCCAAGGAGTTAAATGCGGGCGATCTGTATCGTATGCCTGTTTATAAACTTGTCTCCACCAGCCAGGAAGTTTGCCGCCTGTGGGATAATTCATTTGTGAATAGTTAAAAGTAAAACTGTTTTCTCTTAAAAAATAATCCTGTGTAACAAAATCACCATCTACTAATCTATTGTATTCTAAGAAGTCAAAACTCATTGTTGAGTCTATTTGTGTTTTAGTAAATCCTGTATCTCTATGTTCTCCAGATACAAAATCATTTATATCAAATAAGTTTGTGTCATATTTTATTTTTATGTTATTGAAAATTCTTTTTTCTAATTCTAATAACAGGTCATCTCTAAAATCATCAAATGCAACAGTTTTACTACCATCATGGCCTTGTACAATTTTAGTTGGAGTTAGATACGTATCATCAATATAAACTTTAGGATCATATTTAGGATACAAACCTAGTTTAGTAGGCGTAGGAGGTACATAGCTACCATTAGTTGATTCATATTCATAAATTGAAATAATATCATCTGGTGCTTTAGTTGCCGTAACAACAGCAAAGCCTTCATCATTGAAAGTGTAATCTATTCCGTACAATAGCTGTGTATTATTCAAATAAACATTTACTGCTTTTCTACTTAATTCTTCTAAACTAAAAATTTGACTCAAAGGAAAAAATACTTCATCACTATCGAGCACAGTGTGATTAGTTTGAATTGCTCCGCTATAAGGAATCATATCACTAAAGTAAAACGGCATAGTGTTGACTTTATCTTTGTTTAATTCAGTAATGATCTTGTCAACATGAATTTTTGTTTCGCCTTCAAATCCTAAAGTATTTGCAATTTCCAAAAATTGTCTTTTGAATTTTCTATATTCTTTTTTTGCGTATCTTATTGCTTGGACAACATTTGCTTCTTTATCTAAAAGATGATACAAAGATAAGTTAATAGGTCCACTGTGTTTTAAAAACTTTTTACCTAGTTTGCTAATTTGACCTGTGTCTCTAAGATTGCTTGCACCTGGATAGACTCCTGAAAAATTATTTAATTCTTCAACTATTGTGCTAACATGATCATTTACTTCGCCTAAAGTAAATTGATTGATATTATTATTCAACGGATTTTTTTCTAAATTACTTGCTATTTCATAAAGTCCGTTAGAATTTTTATTATATTGACTTCTGGTTTTAATTAGTATAATATCGTCTAATGCTAAACTTTTTGTAAACTGAACATAACTTTTATTGTTAGCATCTTTTACTATTTCAAAATCAACATTTATAAATTGTAATTTATTGTTTAGATAAACCCTTAACCAAACATTGTCAATAAAATCAATTTCATTGTATACATCTATTTCAAATTGATTGGTCGAATTATCAAAAACGTATTGTCTTAAAACGTTCTGAGTACTATCATTATCAGCTTTGATCCAACCGTTTACACTTGCATAGTTTGTTCTGTCATTGTATTTTTGTAAAAATGCTGTATCTGTATTAACTGTTATAATGTCATTACCTATTTGATAGGTAAAATTATTATTAAGTAAATCAAAGTTAAAAACTATATCACCGGTATTTGCAATACTTCTGTATTGTAATGCAAAATCAAGTTCGGTATCAACTGTGCCGGATCCTTCTTGATAGGAAAATAATTTATTTCCTGCGAAAGTAGATGCATCATAACTATCTGCATCAGAATAACTTGTTCCGTCTTTGTCGAATAAATCAAATAATGGTGGCTGATTTCTTTTTGTTTTTTCTTGGCCTATTTTCCATGTTGAATTGTTATAGTAGAAAAATTTACCTGCATATTTGTTTCCTGCTTTCACAAGAACAGTTTCATTATCTAACGGTGTACCATCTGTTTCTTCTATTAAACTAATTTGATTTCTATTATTGTGCGTAATAAAATTAACTTTGTAAATTTTACCTGTTACACGTATGTCTGTATCAGCTGTAAATAACACACGCATACCTTGAGACAAATCAATACCGTCTACATTATATCCAGCACTACCTTCAATTGTACTAAAAACATCTTTAGTAAATGTATCAACTAAATCTACATCTAGTTTTGCATTTGTACCAAAATTAAAAAGTTTTAGGCCTGCATCAAATTCAATAATAGGACGCTTTGCTCTTGCACTTTCATCAACAGACGAAACCTGGCTGTTAATTCTTGCTGACTCTTCAATGACGCTTTTATGGAACCATCTGTTATATCTACTCCATAGATTACCATCATTTGTTGCACGATTAATAACAATGTAATCTTTGTTTGTAGGATAACCCAATGCTTCACTAAAAGGATAAAAATCAAAACCTGTTTGATCAAATTCTACTTGTATATCACCTGTATATGAACCAGATACTGTTAAGTTGTTTTGTGAAATAAGTTTTATAGAATCACCAACACCTTCTACAAACCACTCTCCCGAAGCGTATTTCTCAGGTGTAACATTACCAGCAAATTCTATTTTCATGCCATTACTTAAAGCATATCCGTCACCGGTTACGTAAGTTTTTTTACCTAATATTTCTTTTTCAACATCAATTTTTGTATTTTCAATTATATCAAATATTTTAATTAACCCAGCTGTATTAGGATCATTTTCACTTATATAATGTAAAGTATCAGGTGCTGTCTCTGGCACTGTAAATTCAATAACACCTTCATCTATCCAAACATCATCTATTTCTTTACCGTCTATGTTAAACTTTGTTATTCCTGTATCATATATCAGTGCATTATTAACTGCTTGTTCTCCGGGTTCATTACCGGGTGTCCAAGTTCTACGTGTAGCAAACGCAATAGGAAAATTAGGTGTGTTTACTTCAAATCGATATGTTTGTCCTCTGTACAATGTGATTGACGGATTACTTGTTTTACCGTCAGGTGTAAACAAGTAAGAAATATTATCTGCATTGTCTTGTAAATCTATAGAGAATGTGCTTGTGATTTCTTTAGATTGTCCTACAACTGTTAAAAGGTCAGGCCCATTTGGTAACCAATAGTACTCTCTAAAATTTACAAATTTATCCCAATCAATGTGCGGATTCCATGCATAGTATTCTTGAGCATTCAATTTACTATGATTGCTTGTAGATCCTCCAAAGTTTTTTACTTGATTAATATAATCATTATAGTCTTTATAGAAATCAACATTACCAAGATCATCTTTTATAATTGTTGCAGGTTCTAATTGATAATTTTCTCTAGAAGGTGTAACGCCTCCGACATAATTGTCATTGGGGTGAAATGCTTTTGCAGTTTTTCTTCCTAGATATCCATTGAGTTTTTCTGCAATCCCAGGTTGTATTAGCTGATCTAATGTAGCAGATAAAAACTTTGAATTGAAATTTGTTCGAAAATACCGAGGTAAATGATTTTCTGTTTTTCTGCGGTAGTTTTCGTTGCCTGCTGGCAGAGAAGGTTCTCTCTGGTCATTGTCGTAAGCCATTAGTAACTATTTCCTCCACTACTAGAACTACTACTCGATGAATTTGTGTTTGAAGCACTTGTTATGCCTGCGTTTGAAGCTGTTGAACTTGTAATAACATTTCCACTTGCATTTAGTCTTGTTGCTGTAATTGCATCAATAATTTCTACATCATCAACTGTAGCACCACTAATAAAGATTTCATCAACTTCTGCTTTTATTTCGTAAAGTGAACCAAAAGTTTGAGAAACTTGCTCAGGCACTATAACAAATGTTACTACGTCGGGTGCAAGTTGTTGCATGACATATGCACTTAACTCTGAGAAATAAAACTTTTCTCCAAAATCCCAATTTTCTAATGCAAAAAATTGATTTACTGCACTAATAATTCTAGACTTTACATCATTATCATTAAGAACTAGATCAGGATTTTTTACAATTTTAAATTTACATTGCAAATTAATATCAGCCTTATTTCCAAACAATACTTTATATTTTACAGGATGATATATTATTTCATCACTCAATGACTTTATTTGGTCTAGTGCAGATCCATAACTTTGGAACAAATTGTCCGAACTTGGCGCTAATGGTTTTGCTTCAATCACGCCATCTAAATATTTTCTAAAATTAGTATCGTAGGATCTTGTTAACATATATGTGTCAATTATGTTACTTGCACTAGGATCTATTCTTGAACTATCGTCAGCTGCATGAACATACAAAAATCTTAAATTGTCTCGGCCAACAAATGCTCTGTAATTAGTTTGTTGTGTAAGAGTTTTTGTTGCGCTATCTAACTGCTCGAAAATACCTGTATCTGTATAGTAGAAAATTTGTTTATCATCATAAGCACTTAATGGCCCTAGGCTATCTTTTGTTGCTAATACTATTATTGATAATTCATCATTACTTACATAATTGTAATCTTCAACACCATCGGTTGTCAAATATTTTTGTTGGAATATATATTTTGTTAATGGATTAATATCTTCATCAACAATTACATCAAACAACTCAGGATCATCTACAACGCCGTCATCGTCTTCATCAAAGAATGTAACTTCAACTTTTTTGCTGTTAACATATCCTTCTGCGTCTCTGTATTCTTGAGTAATTTCCCAATCAAAGTCTATAGTAAATTTATCCACGCTGTCAGGTTTATTATTATTGTTTAATACACTGATTTTGTCTTTAACAATTTTTCCTGTTTGGCTATTGTATATCTTATCACTGCTGTCGTAGTAGAAACGTATTTCCTTGTCACTTTCAAATACATATCTACTTCCTCTATATTCTATTGTATATGTTTCACCATCAGTAGTAAATTTCAGCAACCAACTAGAATCAAGTTGTTGATTTGAATTATCGCCTGTTTTACCAATGCTAAATTCATTAGTTGTGTTTAAGTTACTTTCAGTAATTACTCTCCACTGTCCTAAAGTTCTATCAAATCTCAAACCAAATGTTTTGTATGAAAATACTTGATCAACTATTTGTGTTTTTACTTCTGATTCTAAACTTTGTGCAATGCTTGGTTTAATTTCTACCAATTGTGCAGTGCTAGGAATTACATCGTTGAAAACAACAGGACCTTCTCCAGCATCATTTACTGTTGTTCCGTTACCTTCAACACTAATAACTTTTACCCATTTGTAACTTCTAGAATTCAAATGATCAGCTTCGCCATCCATTAATGTGCCGTCTGGCATAAAATGTTTACCGGCTGGTGCTATAAATTTAAGTGCAGTGCCGGGTCTTACAAGTTGTAAAGTACTTGTAGTAAAAGAACCTAAAGTTTGTCTAATATTGTTTACGTTTGTAAAATATCCGGTGCTTATATTAGTGTCAGCAGTTGATTGGTTCCATATGATATTCAAGTCTGTCAAATCAATTACACTAAACTGACTTAGGTAATAATTTCTTACTTTTTTTCCACTTAAGATCGGTTCAATAGTGTTTAGTATTATTCCTTCTACATCTGTTTGTGTTGTAAAAGTAAAACGTTCTTTGCTATTAAAAATATCTCTATAAACAATTCCGTCTGTACCAAACAAATTAGTTTTTGAATATTTTCCTGTAGCATCTAAAAGATCAAAATATCTGCTTATGCCACTTGCTGTTCTATTAACAGACTTTGCTTTAATAATCTCTTGACTTGCAGCTAAAGGTCCAATTTGATAATCTTCAGCTGTTATTAATCTATTCTGTGTATAATATGTTGCCGGAGCATTTGTTCTTATACTAGCGTTTGTTTCCGAAACACTTGCATTGTCAATTGTATATTGTAAACTAAATGTTAAAGTAATTGTTTCTACTTTGTTGTTTTTAGACAAATACTTTATTTTAATACTAATACCACGTAGATCATTTGGCTCTACAACAATTCTTTTGTTTTTACTTGTTCTATAATATATTCTAAAAGAACCTTGTGGTAAATTTCCAAATACACCGTCTGAAAATATCAAACTTACCCTATCTTCTATTCTTGTTAATACACTATAGATATTTCTAATATTTTTATTAAGACTGTTGTAAATTATATTGTTACCTTCAACTGAATCTACTTTAGTCCATTGTTCGTTTTCATTTCCAAAACTATCTAACTTGTACAACCATACATCTGAATTATTAATATTTGTAGCATCTATCGCAACTGTTTGATTGGTGCTAGGATTATCAATAGTAAATGTTCCTTGGTCTAATGTACCTTGGCGGAAATGACAAAAAAATCCAGTATTTGAACTTCCAGGTCCTTTGCCGTCATCTCTATAAAGAAAAGCAAAGTTATTTCCAGGAAACGGAGACTCTTCATAGATATTTTGATCTGTAATATCTGTTGAAACTATTTCAAATCTTGTAGTGCTTCCGTCAACTGTTGTGTTAAAACTATAAGCAGGCACATCAGAGTTTGTTGAGTTGAATCTATATTGTTCTGTTGGTACGCCATTTACAGTATCTTTTTTCACTGGACGTCCAAATGTTCCATTTACCGGTAAAGCAGCATTTAAAATTTTAACATACTGTTCGTTCCAATCTGAGTTGCTAGGATCATTCCATAGTATAGTTTGATTTGCAAGATTGTTATTATTTGAATCTAAAATGTCCTCAGTTGTAGACACACTTTCAATTTTTAGTAATCCGTTTGCACACTGATTTCTTTTGGTATTATATGAAAGTAACCGTGCTAAACGTAGAACACTTTCTCTGCGTTCAGCAAGTTCAAGGTAATTTTCACGTGCATTTAAATCAACTCTAAATGCTAAATTTTGTCCTAAGAATGCAATTAAATCTATTAGTGCAAGATATTCTGAACTTTCTATGTAGTCGTTGAAATCTTCAGGATAATTTTCCCTTAGATACGCTATCATAGTTCTACGCAGATTGTCAAAGTCATAACTTTTGAAATCAGCATTTCTATAACTTTGATAAATGCGTTTCCAGTCTTCTGCTACTAATAATCTATTTTGTCTATCTGTTGATGACATGCTTGTAATTCCTCTATACAATATTTAGCAATTAGAGATAAGTGCGTAGTTAATTATGTATTTAGGAACCCAGCATTTTCGTCAAACTGCAACTTCATTGTTTCTGCAATATTATAAGGCAAGTAAGTTAGGTCTATTTCAATTTGAATGCCACTTTCATACTGATCTATAGTAATTTTGTCTACACTGACTCTTGGATCATAATTTACAATTTTTGTAACGTTGTTTTTGATTGCATCACGCATATCATCAGTAAGTGGTTCAAACAATGCGTCCCAAATAATTGTTCCAAACTCAGGATCTGAAAGTTTTTCGCCTTGACGTATGTGAAAATGATTTAGTAAATCTTGCTTTATCAAAGCAAGATCATACAAAACAGTTGAAGAATTTTCAGGATTTACTGTGCTTATACCACGATATGCTCTACTACCAATATTTGTGTTTTGAACACGATTATTTGGTTTTACTGTAATTTGTTTGTATAAATTTTTTTCTAAACTGCTCATAACGTATTTACCTTACCTGCTTTTCCTAAAAGTATCTGGTACAGTAGGAGGTTCTGTTGCTACAAAATTGTTTGCAGTTTCAGTATCACGCTCGTTTTCTGCTTCTGGATCTGCATCTGTTTTTTCGGGTGAAAATTCTAAAGGATTCAAATGCTCATGACTCAACCAAGGTTCGTGTTGCGGAGTACGCATAGGTTCATATGCTGGTGTTGCTGTAGGACCATTCATGTTTATACCATCTGGTGCTGTTTCAGTGTGTGTTTTGGCATTTATGTGTACACCTTCTGTAGCAGTAATTCTACCGTCATTTCCTGCTTTTAAACAAATATTTCTGCCAGCACTCATTATAATATCTCTATCTGCGGTAACATTTAAATCATTGCTTGTGTGTATGCTTACACTATCCTGAGCAAAAATATCTATTTTACCATTGCTAGTCATTTCAATCCATGTGGTACCTTTGGCGTTGCCAATGTAAATTAAATCTTCAGTATTGTGCATCAATATTTGATGCCCTGTTCGAGTTTTTAAACGTATTAATTCATTGTGAGGTAGTGTAGGATTACCGGATAAATCACCTAACTCTGCATTTGCGTATTCTGGAGGACCTGCGTCATCACCGCCGGCAGGTTTTTTACGCAATAGTGTCATGTCGCCGTCATCCATAACAAAACTGCTTCCGCCTAATCTACTGAAAGGTACATTACTTCTTGCTAAATCAGGTCCATAAGCGGCTGTAGGTTGACCAGGTCTAGTATCGTAAGGTCCTGGAGTACTCCAACCAAATACCATGCTAGGAACTTCACGCCTTGAACTACTAGTTGTTGTTCCTCTAGTGTGGTCTCCTCCTAATCCTTGGGTGGTTAAAATTTCGTCAGCAAGGGTACTAGTAGGTTTAATATACTTTGTTGGATCTCTACCTTCTGCTGTTTCTAGCTCTTTGTTGTATTCTCCTACAGGTTTAGGTTTGCTAGGATCAGTTGTATTATACGTTGTACTTGCATAGCCTGGCACCATAAAATTCATATACTGATCTTGAACACATCCTATCCAGTAACCAAATCCAAAATTTTCTTCAAGTGTAAGAACAATAACTTTTGTTCCTACATTAGGCGGCACAGCCCAAAATCCGGAACTTTGTTGAGTAGATTGATAGTTTTGATTTTTTTTGACTCCTGATCTAGGAGTGACATTATAAAACGGAGAAACGTAGTAGCAAGGCAGTTGGTATCCTGAACCTTCAGCAGTTGCGGGGTTACCGTTTTCAGTAATTTTTAAAATTTCCACTTCTACTGCGCCCATATACTCTGAATCTAGATGATTGATAATTTTTCCCAAATAGGGTCCGCTTCCTTCCATCCAGGACGGGCGTCTAGTTCTTGACTGTTCATTTCCCATGTTTAACCTTTATGTTCTAAGTCCATCACCTGCAGCTCCACTTGCAGTTGCTCCGGTACCACCAGTTTGAGTTACTGTTCCTGAGCCTCTAAGTCCATCGCCTTGATCGCCACTTGCTGTTGCTCCTGTGCCACCAGTGTTTCCGGTCGGATCGTCTCCTGCATTACCTGTACCACTTCCGCCTGAGCTTGTACCACCAGTGGTTGTTGAACTTGTATCTTCTACTGCTTCTTCAACTATTTGATTACCAGTTGTTACAGGTTGTGCATTTGTATCTAAGCCTGGTTGGTTTCTTCTACGTATTAATTTAAGTTGCTGGGTGAATGTTCCGCCACTAAATTGATTTAAACAACTAATAACTTGATACAATCCACTAAACTGTCCTACAGGTCTTGATCCGGATCCTGGAAAAGTCATATAACTTCCGTTAACTTGATAATCTATAGGAGTTCTAAAGTTTAATTCTATATCAACTTCTGAACTTTGATAATCCATTGTACCATCAGCAGTTATGTTAATAAATGGTGTTTCTGCGGCGTTATAATTTCCCATACCGCTATCTGTTATATAATATGGATCTCCCCAAATTGTTAGATCAACACTAACTAAATCTACAGGAGAATTTACAAGAGCATCGTTGAAGTTTCTAGCTATTGCTGTTTTACTGTTAGACAACAATCCTCCTCCTGTTTGACCAGATTCTGGTCTAGGTGTTTCTACAGTTGTAGCATTACCATTTACACCACCTGTGGTATCGCCTGCTCGCATGTTAAATTCTGGATGCCCAGGTGGTGGTCCCGGACTTTCTTCTGATTGTTGATTATTTCCTGCTGTATCTCTACCACCGAACGGTGTAATAGATTGAAAGAAAGCTGCATTAAATTCTATATTAAAATCTAGTATATCATCATTCTGTCCTGTATATATGTAATCATATTTTTTAATTGCTTGTCTTTTCAGCATGTTTATTCCAGGACTCGCTTGAGACGTTGGTGAAGTTCTACTAACATGTGCTTTGTATGGCACAACTCTGTAAACATATATGTGAGGAAATTTACCTGTTTGATCCATTGTTTCATGATCTGTAATATTATAAACATCTGATTCAATTTTAAACCACGGTATCATACCATTTGCATCAGGTTCCGCATCTACAATTTTTCTACCATATTCACTTAATAGTATAATTTCTTCAATTATATCTTGAAACTTTGTACCATTTTTAAAAGTTAATGTTCTGCCATTATCACTAATGGTGATATTTCCTCTAGTGAAAATACCTGTACCTACTCTAGTTTGTTGAGGAGGTGGTCCACCAGTTAGTCTAGTTTCTTCAACAAATGCTGGTCTTCCAAAAGGTTTTCTGCCTCCGTCTAAAAATGAATCAACAAGTTTTGCAGTTCCTATTTCATTCATGTTCTCTGGGTTTTCTGCATATTCCCTAATAGTTTCACCTATGTTTGATCTATTGACAATTACTCCTAGTATTTTAGAAAGTTCAGCATCAAAGTCTGCAGGCAATGTAGCATTTTCCAAACCAGTTATACTTTCAAATATTCTTACTTTTTCTTCTTCACTTAGTTCTCTTTCTTCTCCTTCTTCTTCTGTAGCACCTGCACTGTCTGCAGGATTACCTAGTAAGGCCTCGTCAAGACTTGATCTTTCTTTAGGAAACAGTACTACATATTCGTCAGGTTTTGGAACCTGGCCTTCTTCAGCTCTTTCTTGTTCTCTAGTGTTTAAGTTTTCTGCTAAACTAGCACCTCCAGTTTGTAATAATTCTGAAACAGTTGTTCCTGTTAAATTTACATCTGCTTTAATGCTTTGTACTTGATCAGCCATTGCTTTTTCGTGCCAAGGAATAGCAATAACATTGTATTCGCTTCCACCTTCAGTAACTTGAAAATCTACACTTGCTAATTTTAACGGAAATATTCTACGTAGTCCTGGTTTTGATATGTTATTACCATAATCGTCCCAACCTTTGAATTCTACACTTAAAACAAACGGTGCTTCAAGATAATTTTTATGACCAGCTTTAGCTGCTGCTACTTGTATTGTTTGCAAGAACAGACCCATGCTGTAAGGTTCAGTAACTTTGAATTCTATATTAGTTGCATTTGTTTGTTTTGTTGCTTGGTTTAATCCAACAAGCGAATCTATATTAACATTATCAATAAAATATTCTAATCTTCCTTGAGATTCATATATTGTGGTTGCTTTGCTGTTTCCAAGGCCGCCGCCTGATCTTAAAATTGTAATCCAAGGATCTCTTCTGCGATATGTCAAGTCAGGAAAGTTAATTTCAAAATTAGTTAGAACTCCTAGTGTAAAAATAGATGTGTATGATGCAAAATCTTTTAAATCATTTCCTTTTTTAGATCCTCCAAAAAGTCCGCCGGCTATCACAGATAACAACGCTCCTCCAGGATTGCCCAAAATTGATTGCATTTCTGTTGCTCTTGATGCAACCTCGTTTATTGGGTCTGCTACTGCTCCTGCTATTTCTTCAACTGCACCATCTATGCTGTCTCTTATTGCATTTACTGTAATTCCTGCACTGTTAACTATGTTAGAATCTCTAACTGCTGATTCTACAAAATCTTCAACTTGCCTGCCTGCGGCAGCTGCTCTTCGTGCTAAATTTTGTGCTTGGAATGTCATATTACAATCCTAATAATTTTCTTAGTTGTGGACCTTTAGGAAGATAAATTTCTACACCTTCTTCAAAATCATAAATTGGATCTTTGATTACATCCATGTTTCTTTGAGCAAATACCCACCAAAGGTCCTTGTTTCCATACAAATCGTATGCAAGCAAATCTGGTCTATGTGTATACTGTACTTCTATTGTATATAATATGTCATCACTTTGTTTTGGTACTGGTCTAATAGATAAAAAATCTAGGTATTGAGAGTTTTTTATTTTAGTTTTGTGCCAAGGACTACTTGAACTGTATTTGGCCATTAAATAAATCCTCCGCCATTAGGACCTATGTATCCACCGTTGACAAATTTATCTAAACTAAATGACTCTACTGCTCTTCTACTGTAAATTGGAGCAACTGTAACTTGGATATTGCTTCTTGTAGGTACCCATGATGCTCCTTCACCAACATTACATTTAATATAATCTATATCTTGGCCAAGTTCAACTGCAAAACTATTAACAATTACAGGAACATTTTTAAAAACAAAATCACCGTAGCCGTTTAATCGCACAACAGGTGGGGGTGAACCAGAATTTGATGTTTGACCATATGCCATTTTTGTAACTGATCTTAAATAATGTATAGCTGCTATCCAATATTCAGCTTCTTTTGCATTTTCAACATAAAAATCTCCCACAATACTAAACTGTTCCACTCTTGAGTTCTGGTATGCATAAAAGGGATAATTACTGTGTATTGGTTGTATTTGATTATAACCAGCAGAATGAGTTATATAAATCGTAGGAGTATATGGAAAAACTAGACCACTTGTTTCTGTTAGTGGACTTAAAACCGGACTGCCTGCAAAATTACTAGGTAAACTTAACTTGACTCGCCAATCACCACTACTAGAACTTGAACCCCAGTTACCTTCTGCTAAACTAATTTCTTTTGGAACAGCATCAGCAAATAACCCAAATGCTCGAAGAGCTTTTCCAAATCCAGTATCACTTACAAAATCTGCTACTCGTTGTTTAGCTGTGTCTACTAGATTGCCTCCTGTTCGTAAAAACTCAGATCCTACTGTGTTGGCTACACTATCAAAAGGATTTTGGCCGTTACGCACTTGTGATGCTAAGTTTCTTGCTTGTCTTGGTCCAATCATTTGGTTCTCCTATAAAGTATTTATTGACTTTTTTAACTGCGTAGTTTATAATAAGATATAATGTTTGGAGAATCTATGAAAAAAATTAACTATTTGAATAACAAAGACATACTTGCGGAGATACACAAGTCAAAAAGCAGTTTTTGTAGTTTTGTTGATGATGATTATCATCAATTTGACATAATACTACCAAGTGTAGACAAAATTAATATCAGAACTATTGCAGAAGCAAAGCGTAACAAAGCAAAAAGATTGTCAGTAGCAGAGTTTGAACGGGCAAAAGAATCAGGCAAACGCAAAAAGATGGCAGAATGTGAAGTTGACTACAGAAAGATCACAAAAGAAGAGCTAATCTTTCGTGTAATGACATATGATCACATTCCGGACGAACCAGGTCGCAAAAAAAATCCTAAAACAGAAGCAGATAAAAAAGTAAGGCTAAATTTTCCTCCCTTTCAACACTATAAATTTAACGAAAACGACGAATTAATATGTGTAGGAAAAAGCCACTGGCAAGGTGGAATGGAAAACGGCGTATTTTCTATGAATCACGGAACTGCTACTACAAAACTAGCTAGAATGTGGATGAAACTGTGTGATAGATACGGTACAAGAGGAAATGTGCGAGGATATACATACAATGACGAAATGCGTGGTCAGGCAATACTACAACTTACTCAAATCGGTCTACAGTTTGACGAGTCTAAAAGTCAAAATCCATTTGCTTACTACACAGCAGCAGTTACAAACTCATTTGTACGTGTTATCAATATTGAAAAACGCAATCAAAACATTCGAGACGACATTCTCGAAATGAATCATTTAAATCCTAGCTACACTAGACAAAGTCAAGGTGAATGGGAAAATCAGATGAAACGAGAAGAAGCAAGCAAAAAAACCTCTTGACTTTAGCGAATTTTTGCGTTACACTTAGTATAACATAACTGAGGATTGAATATTGTTTAAGAAAGCAGCAGTTTTTACCGATATCCACTTGGGCCTTAAAGGCAACTCTAAGGTTCACAATGATGATTGCGAAGACTTTGTGGATTGGTACATAGAACAGGCACAGGCAAATGGCTGTGAGACTGGCATATTTTGTGGTGATTGGCATCATAATCGTAATTCACTTAACCTAACTACCATGGATGCTACTATCCGATGCTTGGAAAAGCTAGGGAAAGCATTTGATAAGTTCTATATGTTTGTTGGTAACCACGATTTGTACTACAAAGACAAACGTGATGTAAGTTCAACAGAGTTTGGTAGACACATTCCAGGTGTAACATTGGTAGACAACATCTATGAGGAAGATGATGTAGCACTTGTGCCGTGGTTGGTAGGCGATGAATGGAAAAAAATTGAAAAAATAAAAGCCAAGTATATGTTTGGACATTTTGAACTTCCAAGTTTCTATATGAACGCTATGGTACAAATGCCAGACCACGGTGAACTCAAAGCAGAACATTTTAAAAATCAAGATTATGTTTTTTCAGGGCATTTCCACAAGCGTCAAAAGCAAAGCAAGATTCATTATATAGGTAATGCATTTCCGCACAACTATGCAGATGCATGGGACGATGACCGCGGTATGATGATACTTGATAAAGAAAATAACAAAGAACCAGAATATTTAAGTTGGGCAGACTGTCCAAAGTACAGAACTATCGGACTAAAACAACTATTAGAAGACACAGACAACATTATCAAACCTAAGATGTATTTGCGTGTTACTATTGATGTACCTATTTCATTTGAAGAGGCTACATTTATCAAAGAAACATTTGTCAATCAATACAAGTGTAGAGAAATATCACTTATTCCACAAAAACAAATGGAAGAAATTACAACAGATGTTGATATTCAGCAGTTTGAAAGTGTAGATCAAATTGTAAGTGGAGAAATATCAGCAATAGATTCGGAACAATTTAACAAAAAGATGTTATTAGACATCTACAACGAGCTATAATGATAAAAATTAAAGATTTAACAGTAAAAAACTTTATGAGCGTGGGTAATCAAACTCAG